ACTACAATTGATACTATCAAAAGAGCAGATAATTTATCAAAACAATTATTAGAAGATGGAGCACCACTTAAAACTTCTCTTAGAATAATTTTAAAAGGTTTATCAAGGCAATACATCAACACAGCTAAAAAATTCAATGCAGGTCTAGTAGACCAAAGACAAGTTGATAATATACATGACCTAACCACTAAAACTGCTGAATTAATTACACAATTAAACAAGGGTGGTGGTCGATTAGTTAATGCAGGAAATATAATAATTAAGCAAGAAAGTGATGCAATCAAACAAGTTTCAAAACTTATAGAACAAAATAGATTTAAACTATCTAAACAAGAACTAGCTCAACTTCATAAAAAAGTAGCACAAGTAGACGAACCAAGAACTACTATGAAGTTTATTAAAGATGTTGTTACTTTTAGAAAGTTTGGAATAAATAAAATAAATGAGTATTGGATAAACGCACTTCTATCTAATCCAAAGACGCATGCTATTAATATGACATCAAACTTAATAGTAGCACTAACAAGACCAATAGAACAAATGGTTGGTAGTGGTTTTGGATTACTTGATAGAAAAGCATTTATAGAAGCAGTATCAACTAGTGCTGGTATCATTAAGTATTTTCAAGACAGTCTTAAAGCAAGTAGAATAGCTTTGAAAAAAGGTGATACCCTCCTTGATAAAGGCGTTAATAAAGTAGACTTACCTGAACAAGGATTTGGTGATGGTGTTGTTGGTAAAGGTATTCGTTTACCTTCAAGACTTCTTACTGCTGAAGATGAATTTTTTAAACAAATTAATTACCGAGCTAAAGCATACTCAATGGCTGTATCCGATGGTTTACAAAAAGGTTTAAGTAAAAAGAAAAACATTAGACTTGATAATGGTAAAATGGTTTCTGAATTAGATGTTCATATTGAAGAGTTTATGGATGGAGCATTTAAACCAAATGGTGAAGGTGCTTATAGAGAAGCTTTAGAATATGCTCAGGAAAATACTTTCACAAAAGAATTAGGAAAAGATACTCTTGGTGGCTTAGTACAAACAGCAGTAAACAAAGTTCCAATACTAAGACAGATAATGCCATTTGTTAGAACACCTATAAACATTGTTCGTTATGCACATGATAGAACACCACTTGGTTTATTTAAAAAGGGTGTAAGAGAAAGATTAAGAAACCCTGCAACAAGGTCTCAAGCAAGAGGTGAACTGTTACTTGGTACTTCAACAATAGTTTCTTTAGCAACTCTTGTTGGTTCAGAAAATATTACTGGTGGTTATGATACTAACGCTACAATTAGAAGACAACAAATGGATAGTGGGTGGCAACCTTACTCTTTTAAAATAGGTGATAAGTTTTACTCTTATGAACGTCTAGACCCTTTTGCGATGATTATAGGTATCACTGCTGATTATATGCAACTTCATGCTGAGATGACTGAAGATGAAGCAAACCAATTAGCTGAAGGTATCCAAATGACAATGTATCAACAAATAACATCTAGTGTTGGTAACTTTGGTCAAACATTAATTAATGGCTCTATGAGTGCTAGTAAAAACCTTACATCTAAAACTTATCTAAAAGGTCTATCAGATTTAATAGAACTCTTAGATAGTGGTGAACCTAAGAAGATGGAGAGGTTCTTAAAACAAAAAGCTGGTTCTTTTGCACCTAACATTATCGCTAATTTTAAGAATGACCAGATATTTAGAGAGACTAAATCAATAACCGACACCATAAAGACAAGACTAGGTTCAGAAGAGGCAGACCCTTCTTTTAATGTAATGGGTGAAGTAAGAACTAGAGATACTTCTTTCTTAGAAAGATTTTTGCTTCCAACTAGAGTAAGTGAAATGAAGGGTGATATTGTGCTCAATGAGTTCAATAGACTTAATGTTGGTTTTAATCCTATAAGAGATACTTTAGGTAGTAATCAAAATGTACAACTTAAAAACTATACAAATGAAGATGGTGTTACTGCTTACAGAAGATACAACGAAATACTCGGAACAATCAAAGTAAATGGTAGAACTCTAAGAGAAGAATTAGAAAAACAAATTGGTGGTAAGAATTGGGATAGACTTACCGATAATATTGCTACCGATGAGTTAGATTATAGAGGTTCAAAACAAGACGCAATAAATAGAATAATCAAGAAGTATAGAGTTAAAGCTAAAAGAATTTTAATGAAAGAAAATTTTAAATCTGAAAATGGATTAGATTTAAAGACAGCCATACGTAACGACAAACGTAATGTCGTAAATAATAAAAAAGGAAAAGACTTACTCGATATAGAATAATGCCACTATCCAGCGTACTGTACACCGCTAATGGGAGTACAACACAATTTGATATCACTTTCTCATACATAGATACTACTCATATAAAAGTATTTATAGATAATGTTGAAGATACTAGTTTTACTTTCGTTAATACTTCTAGAATACAAACATCTACCACACCTTCTAATGGTGCAATTGTAAAGATTGAAAGACAAACACCTACAAATGCAAGACTTGTAGATTTTCAAGATGGTTCGGTCCTAACTGAAACTGACTTAGATAAATCAGCAAACCAAAACTTTTTTATCGTTCAGGAGAACGTAGATGATATTGCAGATAGATTAGGTAAAGATAACTCAGGTATCTTTGATGCTGGTAATACTAGAATAAAAAATGTTGCTAACCCAACTGCAACTCAAGATGCTGTTACTCGTAACTATTTAGAAAATACTTTTCTTACTGATGCTGATAAAACTGCATTAACAACTGTTAACGCTAATATTTCTAACATCAATTCAGTAAATTCAAATGCTTCTAATATTAATAGTGCAGTTTCTAATGCTTCAAATATCAATACAGTTGCTGGAAACAATACAAACATAAACACTGTTGCAGGAGCTAACTCAAATATTACAACTGTTGCTGGCTCAATCGCAAACGTAAACACTGTAGCCAGCGATTTAAACGAAGGCACTAGTGAGATTGATACAGTTGCCACTAACATAACTAACGTAAACAATGTTGGAACTGATATTGCTAATGTTAATTCAGTTGCTGGAAGTATATCAAATGTAAATACTGTTGCTGGAAATAATTCAAACATCAATACAGTTGCAGGAATATCTAGCGATGTTACGAGTGTTGCTGGAATATCTTCAGCAGTAAGTTCAGTAAATTCTAACTCTTCTAATATTAATTCAGTTAACTCTAATGCTACTAACATTAACACAGTTGCAGGAGCTATTTCTAATGTAAATTCTGTTGGCTCTAATATTAGTAACGTAAATGCAGTTAATTCAAATTCATCTAATATTAATTCTGTAAATTCAAACTCATCTAACATCAACACTGTAGCTGGAATATCAGGTAACGTAACTACTGTTGCAAATATTTCAGGAGACATAACTTCACTAGCAAACTCATTAGAGAAAACTTTTGTTGTTACTGTTGCAAATGTAGGTGGTGTAAATGTTTTTGTTTTAGATGGTAATAATAATCCAACCATCGAAATGGTTAGAGGTAATGAATATATCTTTGATGTTTCTGATAGTTCAGTTTCAGGTCATCCACTAGCATTTAAAGATGGTTCAGGAAATGCTTGGACTAGTGGTGTAACTGTAACTGGCACTGCTGGTAACTCAGGTGCTACAGTTAAGTTTGAAGTTCCTTCCAATGCTCCAAACTCAATGCGTTATTATTGTACTACTCATGGTAATGCTATGGGTAACACAATTTCAGTTACTGATAGTGCAATCAATACAGTTGCTTCTAACATTGCAAATGTAAACGCTGTTGCTGGTAATCAAACTAATATTAATAATGTTAATTCAAATGCTTCTAACATAAATAATGTTGGTTCAAATATTTCTAACATAAATACTGTTGCTACAAATATCAGTGGCGTAAATAGTTTTGCTGATAGATATAGAGTTCAAGCAGGAGTTCCCGGTTCGAGTAATGATGTCGGAGACCTCGTTTTCGATACAACCGCAAATACTCTAAAAGTTTTTGGTTCAAGTGGTTTTCAAAATGCTGGGTCTTCTGTTAATGGAACGTCAAATAGATTTACTTATACAATCTCAGGAACACCAACTACTGTTTCAGGTAATGATGATAATTCAAATACTTTAAGTTACGATGCAGGTTTTATTGACGTTTATCTAAATGGTGTAAAACAAGTTAATGGTGTTGATGTAACAGTCACTTCAGGAAACTCAGTTGTATTTGCTTCAGCTTTAGCAAATGGTGATGTTGTAGACATTGTAGCTTTTGGAACTTTCCAACTTGCTAACATGAACGCTAGTAATCTTTCTTCAGGAACAGTTCCTATTGGAAGACTTGGAACTTCAGGAACAAAAGATAATACTACTTTCTTAAGAGGTGATAATACTTTTGCTGTTGTTGATACAACTAATGCTTCTAATTTATCTACAGGAACTTTACCTAACGCTAGATTAAATGCTGTTCCAAATTCAGCTTTAGCAAATAATTCAATTACAATTAATGGAAGTTCAGTAGCTTTAGGTGGAAGTGTAACTGTAGAACAAGATTTTTCATGGGAAACTAAAACTTCTAATTTTAATGTAAGTGCAAGAAGAGGATACTTTGTTGATACTTCAGGTGGTGTTGTAACTGCAACTCTACCAGCTTCTCCTAGTGCTGGTGATGATGTTAGATTTATAGATAGCACAGGAAGTTTCGATACAAACAATTTAACAATCGCAAGAAATGGAAAGAAAATTCAAGGCGATGCAAGTGATTTAACTGTTGCTACTGAACGAGCAGGATTAGGTTTGGTCTTTAGTGGTGACGCAAATGGATGGTTATTAATAGAGAAATAATATGAGTACATACGAAGCAATAAGATATAATTTTACCGGAGCTAGTATTACTGCTCTTAATGGTAGTAATATTTCTACAGGAACAGTGGCAGAAGCAAGAGTAGATAATTTACCTACATCAAAAATTACTTCAGGCACTTTTGCTGATGCAAGATTATCTTCAAGCTCAATAACGCAACACGTGGACCTTACATCATTAAATGCAAGTAACTTAACTTCAGGAACTATTCCTAATGCAAGATATGGAAGCCCTACATTTAATGGAAGTAACTTAACTTCTTTACCTTCTTCAGCTCCATCCACTTCACAAGTATTAAGTGCTACTGCCGGTGCTAGTAGTAATAGTGTTGGTAGTTATGCGTTAGTATACTATTGGAACTCTTATAGCTCCCATACACATGGAACAAATGTATCTGGCTCTAATATGTTGTTTTCAAGTTGTGCAGGTACTGTAAGTGGAACTCCTAGCGGTACTTGGAAAATAATGGGTCAACAACAAGGTGGCTCAGGTCAGCCGGCAACAACAACAGTTGGATTGAGGGTATCATAAAATGTCAATAAAATTATTAGCATGTAGAAATCCACAATGGGTAATTCTTAAAACACCAGAAATAGATGAAAATAATTCTATGAAAGTAGATGATGAGGGAAACCTAATCTTACAAACTGTTCTTGATGAAAATGGTAATCCTAAAAAAATTATTAATGTTGAATGTCAATGGTCTCATTTAGGAGATGAAACGCAAGAGTTCTTAAACTTTTTTGCAAATCCAGATGACCCTATGGAACATGGTAGAAATTTATATCAAGAAATAATTGATGGGAAACATGGAGAAATAAAAGATGAGTAAAGCAAGAGACTTAGCAAATATAATATCAGGTAGTGGAACACTTAATGCAAATGTAATTCCTAACTTACCTACAAGTAAAATTACTTCAGGAACTTTTGCAGACGCTAGATTATCATCTTCAAGTGTTACTCAACATGTTGATTTGAGTAATCTTAATGCTTCTAATTTAACTTCAGGAAGTGTGCCAAGTGCAAGACTTTCTTTAGGAGCTAGTGACATTCCTAATTTGTCAGCAAGTAAAATTACTGCTGATACTTTAGGTGAAGATAGGATACCTGCATTACCTACGTCTAAGATAACGTCAGGTACTTTTGATGATGCAAGACTTTCATCTAGTTCAGTTACACAGCATGTAGACTTATCTAATTTATCAGCTTCTAATTTAACTTCAGGAACTATTCCTAATGCACGTTATGGAACGCCTACTTTTAGTGCTTCTAACTTAACAAGTTTACCTGCTCCAACTAACTCACAAATTTTAACTGGTGTTGCTTCCGCTTCTGTTGGTGGTGTAGGTAGTTATGCTTTTGGGTCTTATAATACTAATGGAACTAATAATTCAAATTCTAGTAGTCATATTAATCCTGGGTCTACAGTTGGTGGGTCTAGTGTAATATACTGTAATGCTCATTCTCATTGGTATGGTGCGGCTGGCTCAGGAACTTGGCGATGTATGGGGTATGGGTATCAAAATGGTAAGCACACTAAAGCAACAGTTTACATGAGAATTTCATAGAGAGGTAAAAATGATTGAATTATTAAATGTTAAAAATCCAAAATGGAAAACACTTAAAAGTTATGAAGAAGATGCAGAAGGCAACGTAACTGAAAATGTTATAACTGATGATGAAGGTAATCCAATAAAAGTAATTGATTGTGAATGTCAATGGTCACACTTAGGTGATGACACGCAAGACTATCTACCTTTTACTGCAACTTCAGAAGACACTGAAGAGCATGGTAAAAAATTATATCAAGATTTAGTTGATGGTAAATATGGAGCAATCGAAGATGAATCCTAAACATTTCTGTGATTGTGGCAAAGAAGTATATTGTAATTGTATGCCATGCGAAGTTTGTAATAACGTAATAGAAGATTGCACTTGTCAATAAATGGCTCAGGTAGATTTAAACCTAAAAAACGTAGTTATAATTCTTAGTTTATTAGGTGGTTTAATTGGTAACGTATTTATCGTAGGAAAAATTTATTCTGACTTTGAAATAATGAAATCAGAAATGACAGTTGTAAAAAACAACAACGACATACTTTCTCTAAAACAAGAAATCTTAGAACTTAAATATAAAATAAAATCATTACGTTTAGAAATGGATGGTGACTATGAATAGAAGATTTAAACCAGTTGCTAAAACTAAAAAAGGAACACCACTCAAATATGTAAGAGGAGCAAAGAACCCTTCAGCTAGAGAAAAAGAAATTATGAGAACAAGAAAAAGATACAAGTTAGGTTTATTGACACCTGCTGAGATGGATAGAATAAGTAAACAAAGAGCAAAAGGATAAAACATGGCTGCACCAGAAAAATATAAAAAGAGATTTGGTAGTGCTAGAGCAAACGCAATTTATAAGCGTGGTCTAGGAGCATATTATTCTTCAGGTTCAAGACCAAAGATGTCAGCTCATGCTTGGGCTGTAGCACGTCTAAAAGCTCATGCAGAAGGTAGAGCGTCAGTTAAAAAAGCAGATGGAGATTTGTTTAGAAAGAAAAAATCTAAACTTAAAATAAAAACCTAATGGATAATAATAAAGACGTAGAGATAGAAAGACTAAATGGTGAAATCAAATTGATACATGAGAAGATAACAAACATACGTGATAATCATTTGTTTCATATTGAAAGAGATATCTCTCGTTTAAATAAACTTGCTTGGACAATAGGTGTCTTAGTATTCACACAATTAATATTCCTTTTGAGAGATTTAGTTGTTTAAAATATTTGCTACGATTTGTTTTCTATCTATTGGACCAAACAATCAAACATTATGTTTTAAATCAGAAGTACCTTTAAAATTTAACAATAGTGTTGATTGTGTAATAGCAAGAGACAGTGTTGTTGATTACATGCACGAAGATTTAATTGAAAGAAACACATCAATCTTATTTGAGTGTAAAGAAACTGTAGAAACATATGAAACCTAAATTAAATAAAACATTAGAATTACTACATGAGAACCTAGCTGTTGAACTTTTAAATAAAGTTAAGAGTGGAGAAGCAACTGCAAGTGAAATGAATGTTGCTAGACAATTTCTAAAAGACAATGGTATCGAAGGTTTACCAGTAGATAATTCACCACTCAAAGCACTCGTAGACGAATTACCATTCGATAGTGACGAAAGCTATGGTGGAACTCACTAAACTAAAAGACTTTCGTAATTTTTTATATTTAGTTTGGAAACATTTAAGATTACCAGTACCAACACCACTGCAATTCGATATTGCCAACTATCTACAATCAAAACAACGTAGATTAATAATACAAGGGTTTCGAGGTATTGGTAAATCTTGGGTAACGAGTGCCTTTGTTTGTCACCAGTTACTTCTTAATCCTCAACTAAATATTCTTGTTGTATCAGCAAGTAAAACTAGAAGTGATGACTTCAGTACATTTACATTACGATTAATTAATGAATTAGATGTATTAGCTCATCTAAGACCTTCTGAGGACCAAAGACAATCTAAGATTGCATTTGATGTAAAACCTGCAAGAGCAAGTCATCAACCAAGTGTTAAGTCAGTTGGTATCTTTGGTATGATTACAGGTTCACGTGCTGACTTAGTTATCGCAGACGATATAGAAACAAGTGCTAACACTCAGACTGTTGGTATGCGTGATAGACTAAGTACGTCAGTCAAAGAATTTGAAAGTGTAATTAAACCTGAAGGAAGAATTGTTTTCTTAGGAACACCACAAACAGAAAGTTCTTTGTATTCTAAATTAGGAGAACGTGGTTACAAGACACGTGTATGGACTGCACGTTACCCTAAGCAAGCACAAGCTCAATTTTTAAATAAAAACTTAGCTCCAATAATATTAAGAGCATTAGAATTAAATCCTGAGCTAGAAGATAAACCAACTGAACCAACAAGGTTTAGTGATATGGAGTTACTAGAGAGAGAAACTTCATATGGTAAATCAGCTTTTGCTTTACAGTTTCAATTAGATACACGTTTATCTGATGAGAATAGATATCCGCTTAAGTTAAAAGATTTACAAGTTACAAGTTTAAATCCTGAGAAAGCTTATGAGCATTATGTTTGGGCTAGTAATCCTGAACAAAGAGTAGAACAGTTACCATGTGTTGGACTTGAAGGTGATTGTTTCAATAGACCTATGGCTTTGGATGGTGAACTTATAGATTATTCAGGTGCACAAATGTCAATTGATGTTGCAGGTTCAGGAGCAGATGAAACTGGTGTTTGTATATCTAAGTTTCTAAATGGAAACATATTTATATTTTATTGCTCAGGTTTAGCAGGTGGATATGATGAAAGAACACTTGGTAAGATTACTGAGCTTGCTAAAGAACACAAAGTAAAATCTATTCTGATTGAAAAGAACTTTGGTCAGGGAATGTTTTCACAATTACTTAGACCATATCTACGTAAAAAATATCCAGTTGTTATAGAAGAAGTACATAACACAAAACAAAAAGAACGTAGAATTATAGAAACACTTGAGCCATTGATGAATCAACACAGGTTAATCTTTGATGTTAGTGTTATTGAACGTGATTATCAAAGTACACAGCATATGAGCCCTGAGAGTGCTCTACGATATCAATTGATGTATCAAATGAGTAGAGTAACAAAAGATAGAGGTTCATTGAAACATGATGACCGATTAGATGCTCTCTCAATGAGTTGTAACTATTGGTTAGAGCAAATAGCACGTGATAGTGAATTGGCAGTCAGGGATAGAAAAAATGAACTCTTAGAGACTGAATTAGAGAACTTTATGGATGGTGCTTTAGGTAATAAAAAACAAAGAATAAATACATGGCTCAACTAATGGTGGCGTGTAATTATCAATTAGCCGACACTATAAAGGGAAACCCTTTTGCCTACCTATAGGGATTAATAGAAGTGTTATATGTGAGACACACACCACAATTAATACCAAATGTTTAGGTGCAAAAATCTAATCAACTATACGTAACAGCACCAAGCCAAATTTCCCCATACAAAAAGTTTGCTGGCTGGGTAAAATACAATACGCCACCGGTGGCTATCGCAACATTGTCCGCAACATTTATAAAATTTTTATTGGTATTCAGCCAATCGCACAAGATGATTGTTCTAGTGCTGTAGATTTTCTTAAGTTTTTTGATTTCAAAGACCAAAATTTTTTTTTCAAGCGTCTTTGTCTTACCGGATGTATCTGTTTTTAATCGCAACAACATCCACACTTTGAGTTTGTATATCGTGCACTGGTGCATTATGTACATTATGTCGACTATGAATAGTTCATAGAAGATATCGCAATATGTAGTCAGCAAGTGGCTATCTGTGAACCGAAATGGGGAACTATGATAGCCACTGCCGAAACCTAGCAGGAGGTGAGTAAATGACTAAGCGAGTGACAATCCTTCAATGGTTATATGACAGTGTGTTGGTGAAAGAGGACAAACTCTTAGCTGAACCAGTAGTTGTAAAACCGGAGGATTATAAACTATCGTTTACTATGTGGCGTACATTAGGAAAGCCACAGCACGCAATCATTACCGAAGACAATAGATTATTATTACATGCCAATTAAAAAGCGAAAGCTAATTAAGGACCAAGATGTATCCGATATGGATGATAATGAGTTCCTAGATATGCTCCAAAAGTTTAATGAGAGAGCCGACAAAGAACTTAAAGAATATCATTGTATGATTTGTATGGGTTATGCCATTCAATCTCAGGTCGAACCACATTGGGTAGAATGTATGGAGTGTAATTGTACATATCCTATTCAGTGATGCGTGAAGCCGAAGGGAGTGTGAAGCTTCACGCTCACTATAATCAATTGATAATTTTCTATAACATGAAAAAATTGCAAACTTGGTGTTAGGGTATCTACCATATCTTTTCTGTGGAAAACTAATTTGTATCTACACTAAATTTAATTTACCTGCATACGTGCAATGACCTTGACTAATTTAAAGATATGTGAGACAATTCGAATTACAGAAAATTTTAAAATTTTTTCTGAAAGACGTTGGGCTAAAAGCAACAATACTTGCAAGAGTGGAATAAGTCTAAGACCTAGTAACCAACGCAAAATCAATGAAGGGAATATTTAAGGAGGTGAAAACCTATGGGAATGTCTAAGAAGATATGGATGGCTCAATCGGAGCTGGACCATGTAAACCAACTTATCAATATGGATGCCGATGATTATTGGGATGCCTACATTGATGAGAAAGATATGGACCAACTGCTACAAAAGAAAGCTGTACTTGAGAAAGAGCTCAAGGAACTTACTGGTGTTGCGGTGAAGACATAACTTTTGATTAGCCGACACCTATAATACGAGATGTCTTGTTAGTAGATGTTGGATTAGGTGAATATAATCTTCTGATTATAATTGCTTAAAATCAAAAAAAGTATACGTTCTTATTTTGTTCTTATTGTCTTATTGACTAAGCAAGGTATAGAACAACTAAACAAACGAACCACTAGATTTAGTAGGTATGGGTCTGAAAAGATTTGGTGGATGAAAGAAGGACTTAAGAAAAGGAGGAAATATTAGGTAAACCTTCAGGAGTTTAGACTAACTATCTAAAGCTTTTGAGAAACAAGGTGGCTGTGAGAGGTCCGAAAAGCGTACCCACAAAAAGCACATCCCACCTAGAAACAACCGCCCAGTTAACCGAGTGTTACACTCAGGCAGAAAAGTGTTGTTCGGAGAACTCGAAACCATGTGATACGAATTACATAATGACGAGGATAACTACTGAAAGTGAATAGGTCCAAGGTGGACCGACAAGGAGCAGTAGCCCAAGTCGAAGTAAGGAAACATTTTATGAAAAACGAGAAAAAGAGCGAGCTGAGTAAGGGAGATGGAGTTTCTGAAGTTTCTGTAGAGATACAGAATGACTTTGATAGAGGGCTGTTTGTCAATAACGCACTGTTCCAGCAGTAAGTAGCCGAACAAATAGCCCTTATCAGGGCACTCAGAAACAGCATCAACATTACTAAGTTCATTGAATAACCCTGCATATGTGCATTATGCACTTGTGCAATAACCAAATCGAGGTTAAAAGATGACTATTAATTTATATTGGTGGAAAATTGGTTTCCTATCAAGAAGCCACTTACCACAGCAAGACAATATTGATTTTTGGAAGGAAGCGAATGGGTTGCTTAAAGGAATTGTCGATTGGAGAGTATTCAGATTTGATATCTTTATCTATTCAAGAAAACATTCTCACTTCCATAACTGCAAATAGAAAGCGAGGGCTTATGCAATTATCTACTGCTGGACTTAGCAATGCTGAGAAGATGATTACTGAGCTATTGAAATACGAGCAAGACGAATTTTCTACACAGAAAAAAAAGTCTTTCACGTTAACGCAGGTTCTTATTCTAATCAGGTTAGCAAAATTATCAGCTAAGGGAATTAAGTATGAAAAACTTTCTGACCTTCAAAGTGATTTTGCTAATGCTGGTTTGGATATACCTGATTTTAAAATGAGCAGAAACGCCAACAACTTATGTGGTGGTAGACTTCGAGAGGATGATGCCAAACAGATGGTAGTTGAAGGTTGGGGTTTGTGCGATATGAAAGTTTCACCTGAGAACAAGAGGTGGATGACTATCGCTCTTAATAAGAAGGGCTTTAATCTAATGAAACGATTGTCAGAAGGGAGAAAATAAATGGCAACAACTGAATTAAAATTACCAAAGGGATTGTCTCTTAGAGGTAACAATTCAATACAAGCAAAAGCGTCAGTTACAATTGATGGCGTGGAACGTAGACCAACAAAAGCTTTTAAGTTTGTTGA